CAAACTAAAATGATAGTCGTAGAATACGGACTTGAAATGAAGAATGAAGCAGCACATGGTATTATTGCTGATGTTAAAGTTTCATCAACTGACGCTGGTTAATAGCTAGTAATGTGGGGGTGTATGCCCCCACACTTTATCATGGCAACAAAAACTGTATTAGATTATTCTAAAAATAGTGAAAACATCTTTGCTACCGAAGATGATAAGATGATTTGTCATACCAAACAAAACATACAACCCACCTTAGACTATGTAAAAAATTTGTCTGAATACAAACCAGGCAAAGAATTTCGTCATGTTGCAGAGATTCCTATGGTAATATATCAACAGATGGTTAGAGACGGATCAATCAATGATAAAAAAGCATTGAAAAAATGGCTGAACGATCCTGATAATAGACTATTTAGAACCTGGAAAGGCAGAATATGACATACGCAGAACTAAAAACAAACATAGCTAATTTTTTAAATAGATCAGACCTGACAGATCAATTAGATTTTTTTATTGATGCAACTGAGGGCGAACTTAATAGAAGATTAAGAACAAAAGATATGGTCAAAAGAGCAACAGCTACAGCTGATGCACAATATTTAACTTTACCAACTGACTGGTTAGAAGCAATCAACATAGAAATAACATCAAACGAGTTTAGACCTTTATTTCAACAGTCAATAGAATCATTAGATGTATATAGAAAATCAAATAATAATTCAAGCGGTCAACCAATTTACTATGCAGTCGTTGACAAAAGTTTAGAATTAGCACCAACACCAGATACAAGTTATACCTTGCAACTTACTTACTACAGCAAGATAGATGCTTTGAGTGATAGCAATACAACAAATTTTGTTTCACTAAATCATCCAGACGCATACCTTTATGGTGCTTTGAAACACGCATCAGTCTTTTTAATGGAAGATGAAAGAATACCTTTATTTACACAACAGTTTGAAAAAGCCTTAGAAGAAATAAGGTTACAACAAGAAAAAGCAGAATTTGGCAAAGGATCTCTTATGCAAAGAAGAAAAACTTATGGCAAAGCTGGTAAAAACATATATTATATGAAGAACAATTAGGAGAATATAAATGTCTGGATTTAGCGATTATTTAGAAGATAAAGTTTTAGATCATGTATTTGGTGGTAATGCTTTCACAGCACCATCAACATTACATGTAGCTTTGTTTACTGTAGCGCCAACTGATACTGGTGGCGGAACAGAGGTAAGCGGTGGCGCATACGCAAGACAAACAGCTACATTTAATGTTTCTGGCACAAACCCAACAACCGCAACAAATGCAGCAGCAGTTGAATATCCAACAGCTACGGCAGACTATGGAACAGTAGTTGCAGTTGGTATTTTTGACGCATCATCAAGCGGTAATTTACTTGCTTATGCTGCTCTTACTGCAAACAAAACAGTAAGTAGTGGTGATGTGTTTAGATTTGATGCTGGCGACTTAGATATTACATTAGCTTAATACAATGGCCTCAGTAGGCTACGGCTTTAGTAAATACGGCAGAAGCCATTGGGGAACACCATCTTACGAGTTTGCAGAAGCTACGGCTGCTGCATTATCATCTGTAACTGCAACAGGTCGCTTTGTAATAACAGGCGCATCAACTATTACAGGAACATCAGGACTTACAGCAACAGGTAGATTTGTTATTGTAGGTGCTTCTACGATAGCAGCATCATCAGGATTTACCGCAGATAGCACACTTATACATGACGGCGTAGCAACAATATCAGCGTCATCAGGTATGACTGCATCTGGAGTACAAATAGATTTAGGTGCATCAGTCATAGCAGCTACATCTGGTATGACAGCTACAGGACATCAAATAGATCTTGGTGCAAGTATTGGACCTGTCATTTCTAACATGACAGCAGTAGGTAGGTTTACTACTACAGGTCAATCTACTATTGCAGCGGTAGGATCTGTTGTTGCTGTCGGCAGACAAATAAATAGAGGTTCAGCTACATTTACACAATTAAGTGGTTTTTCTGCTTTAGGTGGTCTAAAATGGGAAGATGAGACTGTAGCTACAACCACTTATACAGAACAAACACCAGCTACAACAACTTGGACAGATCAGTCCGTAACAACAACAACCTGGACTGACGCAGCATAGAGGATATTTTATGGCAGATACATTTACAACTAATTTAAACCTTACAAAACCAGAGGTAGGGGCATCAACTGACACTTGGGGTACAAAACTTAATAATAACCTAGATTCAGTTGACGGATTATTTAGCTCTACTGGTACTTCAGTAGCTATGAACTTAGATGGAGCAGTTATAGACAGTTCTGTTATAGGAGGTACTACAGCAGCAGCAGGATCATTTACAACTTTATCAGCAAGTACATCTATTACAGGTACACTTGCAACAGCAGCTCAAACCAACATAACTAGCGTAGGAACTCTTACATCTTTAACTGTAAATGGTAATGTCTCTGTAGATGGTGGAACAATAAAACTTGATGGTAATTATCCAACTGGTACAGGTAATGTAGCTTTAGGTAATACAGCTTTAGATGATGGTTCTTTGAGTGGTGGTAATAATACTGCTATTGGTAGTGCTTCTTTAACAGCAAACACTACAGGTGATAGTAATAGTGCTTTAGGTGAAGCATCATTATTTAGTAACACTACAGGTAGTAATAATACATCTATGGGTAGAGGTTCTTTAGAAAGCAATACCACAGGCGACAACAACACATCAGTTGGTAAGGATGCTTTGAAAGCAAACACTACAGCATCAAATAATACTGCTGTTGGTTTATTAGCTCTAAATGCAAACACTACAGGAACAAAAAATACAGCAGTTGGTTCTACAGCGTTAGATGCCAACACCACAGCAGATGACAACACAGCAGTAGGTTTTGATTCTTTAGGAGCTAATACTACAGGCTCGGCTAATACTGCAGTAGGTAGAGAAGCTATGGAAGCAAATACAACAGGTGCTAATAACACAGCATTAGGTTGTGCAGCTTTAGCTGTTCAAACAACTGCTTCAAATAACACAGCATTAGGTTTTAATGCTTTATTAGCAAACACTACAGGCTCAAATAATACAGCAGTTGGGATGCAGTCTTTAGATGCTAACACTACAGGTACTACAAACACAGCAATAGGTAAAGATTCTTTAGGTGCTAATACTACAGGCTCACAAAATACAGGTCTTGGTCATAATGCATTAGAAGCAAACACTACAGGTGCTAATAATACGGCAGTTGGCAAAAATGCATTAAGAGTAAATACTACAGAATCTAAAATTGTTGCAGTAGGCTTTGATGCATTAGCAGC